GGGGCCATCCTCAAGTTCACCGAGCATGGGCTAGAGATCGACTGCGCCGGGCTTGAGGCCAAGCTGACCAACTGCAGTAAGGTGACCCTCGATGCTCCCGATGTTGTCCTTACCGGCACGCTCCACGTCGCGGGCGAGATCACCGGGTTGACCGGCGGCAGCGCCGTCGCTCTCGGCGCGCTGCGCGATGCCTACAATGCCCACCATCACACCGGCGTGACGACGGGCAGCGGGTCGACCGGCGACACGGATCACAGCGTCTGATGGACATTCGCACCGTCTGGGTCACCGACGCCGGCTACGGCGACTGGGCCCTCGATCCCACCTCGGTATCGATCTGGACCGACGAGACCGGAGCGAGCATCCGCGACGAGAACGGCCATGCAGTCGATGCCATCATCGATCCGGGCAGCGGCCTGGCCGAGGGCAGCGACCTCGCCACGGCCGTCCTGATCAGTCTGTTCACCGACGCCGAGGCCGGCGACGACGATACCCCGACCGACGGTACGGCCAACCGGCGCGGCTGGTGGGGCGGCTCGATCGGGTCGAAGATCTGGCTGCGCCTCCGGATGAAGCCGGGCGACGATCTGCTGGCGCTTGTCCGGAACGACATTTCCGACGCGCTCGCCTGGATGATTACGGATGGGGTCGCCGCGCAGATCGACGTCACCACCGAATTCACGCGCCCGGGGATGCTCGGCGCTCAGGTGACCATTTACCGCCGTAGCGGCGGCACGGTCGCACTGAAGTTTTCCCGGCTCTGGGAGGCCATCTGAAATGCCGTTCGACCGTCCCAGCCTCTCGGACCTGCGCAGCCAGGCAGCAGCCGATATCAACGCCGCGCTGCCCGGGGTGGACAGCCTCCTGCGCTACAGCAACCTCGGGATCCTCGGCGACGTGCTCGCCGGCATGGGCAACGGGCTCTACGGTTATCTCGACTGGATCGCCCGGCAGAGCGTCCCGTTCACCGCCAGCGACGAATACCTCGAAGGCTGGGCGGCGCTGAAGGGCGTGATCCGGAAGCCCGCGACGACTGCTTCCGGATCGGTGACCTTCACCGGGACGTCCGGTACGATCAGCGCCGGCACGCTGCTGGTCCGCTCGGATGGGGCGCAGTTCTCTGTCGACACGACCGCGACGATTTCAGCAGGGGCGGTCGTGGTAGACGTGACGGCCGTGGAGGCAGGCTCTTCGGGCAACACGCCGGTCAGCGCCTTCATGAACCTCACCGCTGGCGTGCCCGGGATCAATGCCCAGGGCAGCGTCACGACCCCAATCGTGGGCGGTGCAGACGTAGAAAGCAACGACGAGCTGCGCGGCCGGATGATCGCCGCCTATTCCAATCCCGCCCAGGGCGGATCTGCCGGCGACTACGTCAACTGGGCGCTCGAGGTGCCGGGCGTCACGCGCTGCTGGGTGCTCCCGACCGGGCGCGGGTCCGGCACGGTCGTGCTGCTGTTCATGATGGACGATGTGAACTCCGCCTATGGCGGCTTCCCGCAGGGGACCGATGGCGTTGCCGCATCCGATCCGCGCGGCGCCGCTGCGACCGGCGATCAGCTCACGCTCGCCAATGCCCTGGTGCCGGTGCAGCCGGTCACTTCGCTGGTCTATGCCGTGGCGCCGACCCCGAATACGATTGGGCTGACGATCGCCGGTATCGCGGGCGCGAGCACCACAACCAAGAACGCGATCGCGGCCGCCTTCGCGACGGCGCTTCGCGCGAGCGCGGTGCCGGGAGGGCAAACTCCGGTCAGCGCGATCGAGAGCGGGATCGCCGCCGTAGCGGGCGCGTCCGGGTTCGTCATCACCGCCATCACGGCGACGGCCGGTTCAGTCTCGCCCGGCAGCGCTGGCAACATCACCTCCGACGATGGGGCGCTCCCGGTACCGGGCGCCATTGCTTACGTCTGATGCCCTATTCCGCCGACGACTATGCGGGCGCGCTGCGCGCGCTACTCCCCCCCGGCCGGGTGTGGCGTGCCGAGCCCGGCAGCGTACAGGCGCAGGTCCTCGGCGCTCTGGCACAAACGCCGGCCCGGCTGGACGAGGCCGCCTCGCAGCTGCTGGCGCTGTCCCGCCCCGGCGATAACCCCGACCTGCTGGTCGAGTGGGAAGAGTCGCTCGGCCTTCCTGATCCTTGCGCCGGGCCGGCACCGACGATCTCCGAACGCGCGCACCAGGTGCGGGCTCGTTTCGGCGGCGGGGGCGGCCAGAGCGCGGCGTTCTTCATCGCCTATGCGGCAGCGCTCGGGTTCACGATCACGATCACGACCTTCGCGGCCTTCAGGGCTGATGTCGGGACGGTCGAGAGCCCGGTCTTCGAGGACGACTGGAATTTCGCGTGGGGCGTGACCGTCACGGCCAACACCAGCGGCCTCAGCAACGACGTGCTCGCCTGCGAATTCGAGGCCCTGAAGCCCGCCCAGACCTACGTCTTCCTGATTTAGCGAGGCACCATGTTCAGAATTGATGTCCCCTCGGCAGTGCCCGCGCTGCCGACCCCTCAGGCTGCCGGGACCCCGGGCTATTTCGGCCGTGGCAACGTCGGGACAGGCGAGCTTCCCACGACGGTGACGGCCGACTTCCTGAATATGATTCAGGAGGAAATCGCGCATGTCGTCACGGGTGCCGGCCTGACGCTGAGCAAGACCGACCACACCCAGCTGGCGACGGCCATCGCCGACATGATCAGTGGATCCGTGGGTGGCGCCGGCTTCGTCCACATCGCCGGCGACACGATGACCGGCCCGCTGATCACCGAAGCCAGCGGATCGGGCGGGGCCGGGTTCAACCTGCCGCCGGGCACGCCGCCCAGTTCGCCGGTGAATGGCGATCTCTGGGCGACCGCCGCCGGCATTTTCGCCCGGATCGCGGGCGTGACGCTCCAGCTCGGCACGCTCCGCATCACCAGCATGAGCATCGGCACGAACGGCTACATCGCGCTCAACGATGGCACGATGGTGAACAACTTGCTGATCCAGTGGTGTCAGGTTCCCAGCAACGTCGGCGCGGTGTCGTACTCTTGGCCGATCACATTCCCCCATGCGGTTTTTGTCGCGGTGCCGGGCGGCATGGTCGGCATCCCCGGGTCGGGCTCATATTCTCCCTATCTCCAGAACGTCACCACCAGCGGTGGGCAGACCGTGGGCAATAACGGCGGCAGCTACAGCAGCACGATAGCCATCATCGCGATCGGGAACTGACCCCATGAAATACGCAGCTTCGACGGGTGGGTTCTACCACCCGGATATCCATGGCGACTCCATTCCCGAGGATGCCGTCAAAATCACGGCCAAGCAGCACCAGGCCCTCCTGGATGGCCAGGCGGCCGGCAAGCAGATCGTGGCCGGCAAGAACGGCAAGCCACGCCTCGCCGAGGTCACCCCCGACCTGCTCGGCGCATGCAAGGCGGAGGCGCGCCAGCGGCTCGCCGCAACTGACTGGTCGCAGACAACCGACGTCGCTGCCGCAATCAAGAACGCCGCGGCATTCACCGAATACCGCGCGGCCGTCCGGGCGCTGTTCCGCGAGCCGGTCAAGACGCCGGTGTGGCCGGCGCTCCCGGATCCGATCTGGGCCTGATCCCCACCTGACGAGAGCACGACCGCCATGGCCAACACGATCCCCGACTATCCGCCACCCAGCCTTCCCCTGACCGGAAACGAGCAGTTCGCTGCCTGGCAGAGCGGCCATCAGGTGGCTCTGCCCTTTTCCGCGATCGTTTCCACACTGGCGGTATCAGACCCCGGCAGTGTTGCGGGTGCTGCTGCGATACAGGCTGGTATCTCAGCTGGTTCAGCGTTGACCCAAGCTGCTCTGGCAACCCAGGCAGCCGCGCTGGTTGGCGTCTTCCCCAACGCCGCCGCCACCTACGTCCCCCAAGGCGTGGCCGCAATCTCGGTCTCGAATGCGGGCAGCGGCGGCACGAATTCGACCAACAACCTCGTGACGTGGTCGGGGGGCACCCTGACCTACAACCCCATCGTCTACTACGACGTGGTGGCCGGCGCCGTCGCCAATGTCCTCATGACCTTTCCGGGGCTGTATATCGGGACCGGCACGCCCACGCTGCCGACGCCCACGCTTCCGAATACGGCCGGCGGCGCGGCGCTCAGCCTCACCGTTGGCAAGACCGTTGCGGCGGGAAACACGTATTGGGCGGTCACCAGCGACAGCGTTTACATCGCTCAGTGGCAGAACGTTGCCGGGTCCCCCGTCGCGGTGAACGGGCCTGACGGAAACCAGATCAAGCAGACTATCGGCACGGGCAGCACCATCTGGCAGACCAAATCAGGCCTCGCCGAACTCGGCAGCGACGCTCGCGGCCTGACTTTCGCCATCACCGACCCCAACAAGCGCGCGATCCTGTGGGGCTTTGGTGACGGCAGCGTAGGGTTCAAACTCGACACCGCTAGCCCTGCCGCAACATGGGTCACCTCTCAGATCGCCGCCAGCACGGCCGTCCACAAGAGCGACATGGCGCAGGAGTTCCGGGGTTCTGGCATCGGCTCCACGCCGCCCAGCGCCCTCATCTATGCCGTGCGCGACGCCTCGGGCCGCTTCCTGTTCGGGGTCGGCTACGACGGCGCGTTCGAGATCGGCAAGTACGACGCCAAGCTGCAACGCGCCGCGCTGGGTGCCAGCACCGCTGTTCCCTACATCGACCAGAGCGGCGGCCAGATTATCGCCCGCTACGGCTCAGGGACGGTCACCCTGACCAGCGAGGGCACGAACTCAAATCCGCAGCGCGTCGGCAACCGGATCGCGTTTCTCTCCGACCGCTACCGTTCGATCACCCAGCCCTACATTATGGATGCCGATGGTTCGAACCAGCGGGCTTTTCAGGTCGATCGAGCCTATGAAGGGGTGCTCGTCGCAGGGCAGTCGCTTGCAGCTGGCTACGGCACCACTCCGATTTCTCAGTCGGTCTACCCGCAGAATGCCTACTGCCTGACTGGCGGCCCTGTCCATGACGGCGGATCGCCGGCCACGGCTCCCCTGATTTCCCTGCGGGAGGTCACCCACGAAACGATCGCCACCAGCTTCGCGACCGCCGTGCTCGACAGCGAACTCACATTCCGCCCGGAAACCCGCATGGTGTTGTTCGGCAATCCTGTGTCCGCCACGGCCTATTCCGGCCTCAAGCAGGGGACGACGCCGTACAACAACACGCTGACCGAGATTTCCAACATCCTCGCGATAAACCCGTCCTTTGTGGTGCGGGCTATCAACGTCATTCACGGCGAGAGCGACAGGGATTCGACCACCTACGCGACCGATCTCTCTACTTGGCAGAGCAACTACGAGACCGACATCAAGGCGCTCACCGGACAGGGCGAGAGCGTCATCATGTTCGTATGTCAGACCGGCTCGATCCGCGCCTACTACAACATCCCTGTCGCCCATAAGTCAGTGCTCGCGCAGCTGGCGGCAAGCGTAGCCAACAGCAAGATCGTCTACGTCGTCCCCGAATACATCTTCACCTACCAAAGCGACCAGCTGCACATCGA